TTATAAATTTGAAACTCACTATTTAAAGATTCACAAGTAAAATATGGAAGTTCATCTCTATTTGAAAGATCTATTGTGTATGGAGGAATTCTGTAAGATGAAGAAGAACAATCTCTAACATTTAACCAACTTGCAACAGAGGATGCTGTTGTTGTAGATATTCCTCCAGGATTTCTATCAATAACAAATCTAAATCTAAGATTGTCTACAACTTCAGAAACTTCAAATGATCCATTAAATCCTGTACCTGTTCCTAACCCAACTGGTGATGGTTCATTTGAACTCTTAAGATTATAAATGTTTATTTTATTTCCAACCTTCAATTTATGTGGATTTTTACAGATAATATTAGCTGTAGTGGTCACACCTGATGTTGTGGTCCAAGCATCTACAATAATATTATTATTTCTTACAATTTCTATGGAATTGTGTCCACCAGAGGTCAAACTAACATTATTTGGTTGAGAGTAAATATTACTTAATGCAGTTGATGATTTTTGAATAATAAATCCTGAAGTTGGGTCTGATGCATTGGATGATTCTTTAGGAATCATCAATCTAGCTCTATAAACCTTATCATCATTTGTTCTTGTATCAATCTTTCTTTTTATGAAGAAACTTGGATTATCTTCCCCAATCAAACTATTAATAAAAGCACTATCTGAATTAATTGTCAGATACCAATTCTTTACTCCTGCAGTTGAATCATATTGGAAAGGACTTCCTTCATTTCCTGGCAAACAATCAGAGGCCCTAAAAACTAATTTTAAATTATCTTCTATATCAATTCCTATATCATTCTTAATATCAACATCATTTTTACTGGAAAGACTTTCTCTTAATTTTATAGTGGTTGGGGTTAAAGAATTTGGAGAAACATAATAAACTTTATTATTTTCTATTCCATCTGGAAGAATAGCGTTATTTGCAACAATTCTTACTGCTCTGCCAGTAGCTATTCCTGATAAAGTTCCTTCTACAGTGATGATATCACTGGCAATACTATTAATATTGTAAGATGTCTCATAATTTGGATTTATAGTTGCAGATCCAACATAAGTTGGATAATAAATGGCATCACTATTTCTAGCACCAACTGTATACCCTCTAACTTTTTGATTTGGGGGAGTAAATTGATCAGAAAAGCCATCAAGATACACTCTTGTTGGATTATTAACAGTGGTTGTTAATCCAGCATTAATAGTATAACAATTAATATTACTTTCAGTTTCACTGATATCTTTTGGTGGGATAATGTGTGTTATAAATCCATAGTCATCTTTTGCAAGTTGATACTCTTTAAATCCTGTTGAGTGTAAAGAAATTGCACCAAAGTTACTATTGGAGTTTGTAATGCTTTGGTCTCCACCAGATTCTGCCACAAACTGCTTTGCATATCCAATAGCAAAAATAGAAACGCACTGAATGAAAGAATCATTAGATGCTTTTATATGGAAAGATTCCCAAGTTGGTTTATAAAGTGAATTCGAATCTTGATGTAATGATGTTGTTGTTCCTAAATCATTTTGAGTCAAATATGCACCAGTTGTTGCATCATATCTCACAAATGCCCTATCATCACGTTGTAATGAAATTCCAGTAAATTGTGCAGTAACTATACTCTTAAATCCAGTCGTTTTTGACCCATCTGCATGAAGTCCATTCATTCCATAAACAGATTTCAAACTGCAGTTAAAAACATAAGGAGAACTTGAAGATATTGTATCTGATTGTATTTTTACAGTAGCTCCATCTACACTTGGTGCTGCAGCACTTGGAGCAGCAGAAAGTAAATATGTAAATTGAGTTGGGCTAATAACTTGAGATACTACAAAATTTCCATTAAATTGTTGCTGAACTACAGTGCTGCTGCTGGAAGCAACTCCAGAAATTTGAATAGGAGTGAATGGAGACAATCCATGCTCTGTTTCAGTGGTAACTGTGATGGTTGTAGTAGCAGTAGATCCATCTCCAGAGATCAAATTAGAAATAGTTAATGATCCTTGACCAAGATCACCAACAATTTTATTTTCTTCTGGATTTTTTTGTAAGTCTGTTAATGTATTTGGAACTGCACGACCAGAAAAGTTTCCATAACCATAACTAACTTTCAAGTAATAATTATCAAGATCCGTTAAAGTTGAGTTTTCGAAAATATTCTTACCATCTGCATATTCGAATGCAGTTAATTTGTGGTGAGAGTATGTTGGATTAACTGTTGTATTTGTGTATGTATTGTATACTCCACCAACAGGATTTCCATCAAAAACAGTAAATCCAAAAATGTATGAACCACCAGTTAATCTAAAAATAGCAGATCTTGCAATATTATCATTAGCAGGATCTGGAACAAACTTTGGACGTATTTTAGTTTTTCTTAAGTCAGATGCTACAATAGATACACCCTTTGGAATTATAACTCCACCTTCAGCACTATTATAAATGTATAAAACGTTAGTTGGACTTTCTAAATCAAAATCTGAAGCGACACTTAACTCAGTTATAGGTAAAGCACTATTATTAACATCTCTAAAATTTGATCCATCCCAATAATATCCAGGTCTATTGTCAATGTAGTGAGTTCCTGGAGAAATTAAAATTGTGGTTTGGTCAAATAAATCGTTATTTTCCCCAGCGACATAAGAAAATCTTGCTGCTTCAAGGAGGGCTCTTTGAATAGTTTTGAATGGTCTTGTTCTTGAATTCCCTTTGTTCTCAATAGAATCTGTAGAATCTATTTCACTTGGATCTACATAAAGAGTATTACCATTAATATTTTTAAGAAAATTTTCTAATCTCGCTAAAGGCATTTCAGATTATCCTTTTTAGTTTTTCTTCTGTCTTATTTATCAATAAATAGGATTATTAACATTTTTGACTGATGCCAATTAGCACGCAAACTGAAGCACTTCTTGACTTATATAATCAAAAAATTTCTTTAGATCAAAAGCAGTTAAAGCAGGTTACAACTGTTCAAACAGGATATACAATTACTACAGGTATTGGTGCCAGTGATTATATTAAGGTTTGGGGACCAGAAGAAGTTATAGAAAATTATAATTATCCTATAGAAAAATTAGATAATAGAATTGTAGAACTTAATACTCAAATTGCAAATTTAAAAACTCAAATTTTAACTATTGGTCAAAATGCATCAACTGCTGGATGTGGAACTACGGCAGCACCATTTGTTTCAGTAGCATCATCTACAGTCAACTGTAAAGTTTATTCTCTAAGTGGAACAAATCCATTTGCGGAATCAACACAAACTTTATCATCATCAAACTTAGGGATTGGAGTATCAAACAGCATTGTTACTGTATCTATTGGAACATATCATGCAAACTTATCAACTTGCAATGAAATAGATTGTAGTGGTGCTCCTGGTGGTTCCTGTGTTGCTGCAGCAGCATCAATCACTGCTCTTCAAAATCAAATTGGACCACTTGTAACTGAACGAGATGATTTAATTATAAAAGTTAATTTCTTAAAAAATGGAAGATTGCAGTATGAACTGCAGAACTATGCCTATAATCAGTCAAAATCACAAATTAACACATCTATAGGAATTAGCAGTTCTATCATAAGTTTCCTCGAAAACCCAAATAATGAAGAATGGTTATAAAAAACCCTACAGGCAATTTTTACCTGGGAATTTTTCGAGGGGATTTTTGAAATTAAAAGTCAATTTTGAAATAGGAGTGGTGGGATTCGAACCCACCCTGGATAGATTTTAAGTCTACTGCCTCTTCCGCTGGGCTACACTCCCAAGTGGAGGATTTACACAGCCTCAGATTTCTCTTCACAGGCACGAAACCTCCAACACTTCCTTCACACGGACTTGATTAGTTTACCCTAAACTTCAGTCTCAGTCAACCCTCATAGACCAATTCACCACGCAATTCAGCAAGTTTTGCTTGAGCAAATGCTTCCACACAAGTCCAATAAGTTTCACCACTAACCAAATTAGTGTCAGTAAAGTGAGCAGCAGTATCTTCTTGAAGTCCTTTCAGTTCTTCCAGTTGGTCACGATCAATTTGCATGGTTGTCAGGGGGGTTGCTTACCTGATCATCATAGCATCAGGAGCAGCACTCTGCAAGTTTAGTGGACAGTTCCTGAACTGTCTCCTTCAGGGAATTAATTTGTTCTTGCTGTTCTTTCATTCCTTCAATCAAAATAGCAACGAGGTTTTCATATCTAATGCTCTTTAATGTTTGACCTTCTACAATTTCATCTGTAACAACTTCTGGAACAATCTTTTCTACTTCTTGAGCAATTAATCCAATTTGTCTTGTTTCTTTTTCTGCTTTAATGGGAACTACATCTTCCCTCCAATCAAAACTAACACCATTCAAATCCAAAACTCTATTCAAAGAATTTTGAAGAGGTTCTACATTCTTCTTTGCGTTCTCATCAGAACAAGGAGCTACACAAACTGCTGTCCCACTTTGAAAAAGAGTTGTTGCGTTCAGTGGTGTTGTTTGGATTAATTGTGGTGATGAAAATGCCATCTGAACTGCAGCAGCATTTGAACTTGGTTCTGCATGAACTTGACCACCAACTTGAGATTTAAATCCAATCAAAGAAGAAAGTCCAGTTAAAATATGAGCACCAATTCCATTATGCACCCCTATTTGATTGTGCATACCTTGGAAATTAGATACCCCCCAGTTCTGAACGGAAAATGGAAGAGTTGGATCTAATGATTGCCAAATATCAACAGTAGCAATTGGTGGAATACCAGCAGTCCCTGCTTGAATTGATTCTACTTCTAATGATTGAAAAGATGCCATAGTTAGAAATAATTTGGAAACAAGTTTTGAAATAAAATATTAGTAAAATCTGCTAAACTTGTAGGTATTAATTTTGTTTGAGGTTCAATTACAGTGAATCTACCATTTGCTTTAACATAAATGCTGCCCTTAGAAGCAAGTGCCATTCTGGTTCTCGCACCAATGGCAACCACAGAACCATCAATTTTTATAGTATCATTTGCTCTGATGTCAAGGTTTCCCTTTGAACTAATTACAAGATTTTGATCATGTCCTGATGACTCATATCTAATACCTCTTGCTGCAAGAGTAATTTCTCCAGTTCCTGCATCAAGTCTAATATTTTTACCTCTAATTACAAGACCATCTTTACAGGTGCTGGAAATATTATCAGCAAACTTTGCACCACCTTGCCCCTGTATTTCAAATCCACCATCTTCAAATAATTTTATACATGCATTTGATGTTGCATGAATTTCAATTTCTCTTGTTCTTGATACACCTTCATCTTTTCCAATGAAAATTGTACCTGACTCACAATCATTTAAAACAAATCCAACTTGAGGTTCTGTATAATTTTCAGACATGATCCTCTGCACAAAGAACTACTTTCTTAACTTTATTCATATCATTTTCAACAGAAGGTTTTTCTACAGGTTTAAAGTTCAGAATTGGTTCAAGAATAGCTCCTTCACCATCTTGCGTATTTATTACCAGTCTTGGATAGATTCTAATTGCAGAACCTGGATTGACAATCTTAACATCAACAATTCTTCCATTTGAGTCAGTGATTGGATAAATTTCAACATCACCAGCACATACAGAATCAGTAATTAAATCTGTTGTAGCATATCCAACACCAGTATTCAGAATATTTACTCCCACAATAAATCCAACAACACTTGAACCTGAAGAATCAATTGGATTGATTGAACAGACATCCTCTCCTGTAACTTGTGGTCCAAGATATCCAGAACCAGTATTATTCATAGTTACAGAAACAACCTTACCATCTTCAATGTTTGCAGTTGCAATTGCACCAGTTCCATTTTCACAAGGATCTTCAATAGAAACATAAGGGGCACTTGCATATCCAGTTCCAGCATTTTGAACATAGATTCCCATCATCTGACCCAGTGCATCCACTACAGCAAGACCAAGAGTTTCGCCACCAGCACCACCAAAGAATTTAACTGTTGGCAGTCCACATTCTAAATTAATAGCATCACAGTATCCATAAGTAGCAGACAGATAAGAATATGGATTATCACCTCTCCCTGCTCCAGTGATTCCAAGCCACTTTTTAGCAGCTTCTTTACCTTCAGAAAGTTTTGATCTTGGATATCCTAAAATCTTACTATAATCATCCAAAGTTTCTTGAGGAATGTATCCTTTATTCATTTGGTAATCATAAATTTGTTTGCATTCTGCACTTTCACAACTTAAGAATGCCAGTGCTTGAGTTGAATATGTTAATGCTTGTGAAACATAATTAGAAATTGGACCAAGAACATTTCCTATTTGAGATGAAATTTCTTCCAGTGTGGGTCCTAATGCTTCACTAACTTCATTTGTGATTGTAGACATGATGCTTCCAAGAAATGCCTCTGCTGCACAAATTGGAACATTAGTAACTGCACCAACTAATTGTGTCAAGAAATTAAAAATAAACTCTCCGACTTTTTGAATTACTTTATTAAATACACACCAAATATTATCTACTATCTTGTCTGCAGCTAATTGTTGAAATAACTTAAAATCTTTTGGAAGAAATTGATTTATTTGTTCCTTCAACCATTTATTGATGTCAGCAATAATTGCATCTCTCTTAAACTTCATATACTCAATAACCAAATCAGATATGACAGTTGAGGTTTCTTGAACTAATCCTGGAACATCTTGAAGTGCATTTAATGTTGGACTAATAAATCCACTTTGAACTTGTTGTATAGTTCTTAAAGTTTTGATAAAATCTCTAAGAGTTTTTATCATTTTTGAATAATTAGTTTTTGAGTCCTTACAGACTGGAGGAATAGTAATAACATACTTATTTCTATCTCCAATATCACAAGCTAATTTTCCTTGAGAAGCAACGCCTTTTGGATTTGCAGAACTTATACCAACATTATTAAGAGTATTTGGTATACCAGAGGCTGAAGATTTTCCTGTTTCTGATGATGTATTGTTAGGATTCTTTATGGACGACTTTTCTGGTTTGAATGGTTTGAATCCATTTGTCCCCTGTTCAAAACTGTTTGAATGAACTATATCATAACCAGAAAATAATGATCCAATGATAACTGGTTGCTGACCATTATCACCATCCATGAAGAAACCAACTACAGTTTCTGATCCTCTGGAATTAAAACTTGCTCCTGTTCCTCCTTCACCTGCACCCATATTTAAAGGCACAAGAACATGAGCCCAAGGAAGTTCTTCATCCTTGATTATGCTTGTTGCATCAGGATGATACCCTATGATCCTAACTTTTGCTTTGTAACCACCATTTTCTACTTGCTTATACTTGGTGGTGACACCAATGAACCATCTAAAAGATTCTTTACCTAAAAAGTTGGGACTAATTAGGGATTGTTCAAGCATCATACGTCGTATACCTTACATTCCAAAGCATCTGGGTTTGCATCACAATATAATTCTAATACACTGGGATCATGCTCATCCTCTGGATGATTGGCATGATACTTTTCCAATGACTCTAACTCTTCTTCAACATGTCTACGTCTTTGAGATGAAATCATTGGATCATGAAGTTCATCTCTATCTTTTTGAATGTGGTCGTTAATGTTATCCATTATGCTGGATCTCCATAGGAATCTCTGATTAATTTAAGTCCAGTATAACCTTGATTGTTCTCAAATAAATGTGCAACTTCTTTAATTAAATAATGTCCTGATTTTATGTTATCCTTTTCACCCCTGGTTCCTGTAGTAATTTTTGGGAACTGTAAATTGATTACATCACCAACAGTCAAACTTAAATTCAGAGGAACAGTAATATTTAAGGATTGAGAAAATGCAAGATTATATCTGGCAATAGATGCCGCTTGATATAGATTACTATTGTCTTTGTTATTTATTGCAGCAATAGCATCTCCAGCAGGGTCAGCATTAAAATTATCAAGAATTCTAACCATAACTCTGGAAGGATTTTTCTCTAACCCCAATGGGATTGTAGGTGGAAAATTTCCTCTTGATGCATGACTCATTAACTCATAACTTTCTTTCAGACTATACTTATCAGTGTAAAATTTTCTGGCATTCACATCAAAGAAATAATTTACACTTGAATACATACCAATTCTCAAGTTCTCCATTACATTTACATTCTTTTCAAATGTAGGAGTGTCTACAATCAATCTATTTTGAATGTCACTGGCTGGATTGGGTGGAGTTCCATAATAATAAGTTTGAATATTTCTTTTATCTGCTGTGCCTAATTTTAATCCACTCATCAAAGAGTCCATACTTTTGAAATTAAATCCATTTCTATTTTGATAGAATAAAAATCCTGCAGTTCCTTTGTTTGGACTTGATGATGTTGGTTTATCTTTTCCACCTGGAATTGACTTTGGACACAACCAAGTCAATACAGTAAATGGTCTTTTATTATTTCCATAAAAGGTATATTCGTTTGAGGTTTCCTCTATGTTTTCTTTTTTATAAGTGCTTTCTCCAAAAGATTCTTTTAAAATTTGATTAACTGTAGACCCAATATGTCCTGAGCACTTTTTAAAAACTCTTGATGTTTCATTAATAAAAACTTCTGCAGGACACAAATCCACTACAACTGCTTCTCTTGTATACTCTGTTGTGGACAGTGAAGTTTTATAAATGTAATATGTATTTTTAGTTTCATCTATATCAATTCCATTCTTTGGAAAAGCTGGTTGATTAATTTTTAATCTAACCCTTTCTCCACCTTTGATTCCAGATTGTTTGTTTGAATCTGAATTAGTAAGTGAGGATAATAATCCATCAGTATTAACCAATACTAATGATATAAAAGTTGCTGGAGAAAATAAATCTTCATAATATTTTATACTTGCTATGCACTGCGTCAAATCAGTAGAAGATTTTCCATCATGAGATTCAATTACAAATTGTTCTATCTTATAATTAAAAAATGATTCCATTATTGAACTGTATTGAGGAGAACCTTCTTATAAAAACTATTTAACAGTTGTTGCTCTGATGGTCCAGGGAACATCATGGGTGCTGATGGTGCAGATGCTGCTGCTTGTTGTTGTCTGACCACTGGATATGGAACTATTGTTGGTTGTGTTTGTGAGTAACCTTCTTGATAAGGAAGGTTTTGTGAAACTGCTGGCATTCTTCTTGGTCTTGCTTGTGATAAGTTTGCAGTAGGAACTCCAGGTCTTTGGAAAATAGGGGACATTCCCTGTTGAGATTGTCTTTGGAATAGTGGTGATGGTGTAGTTGAGGTTGGTGTTTGACCTTGTTGTTGTAATTGTTGTTGAGATCCTTGTTTAACTCTAACATTACCACCAAACCTGAAAATTTTTGGGGCAGCACTTGTAGGGTCAACTCTTCCAGCTGAGGTTTCATATTCAAAATGTAAATGTGGACCTTCTGAATTTCCAGATCCAGGAGCTCCTGCAGTTCCTCCTGTTAATCCAATTACTTGACCAGGAGAAATTGGAGTTCCAGCAGCAACATATATTTTACTGAGGTGAGCATATCTACTGAGAGACCCATCTGGATGACGTATTTCAACAACTGCTCCCCATCCAGTTGGATCATAATTCATATCAGCAACAGTTACTGTTCCTGGTTGGATAACACTAATTGCTGTTCCATTTGGTTTGAAATAATCATTTCCTTGATGCATTCTCCCTCGCCTTGGACCATATGGAGAATCTGGAGATCCAGGAACTTCTCCTCCAGTTGCTTCTACATCTTGAAGATCTTGTCCTGTTTCTATCCCTCTATTTCCAGTTTCTATAATTCCAGATTGTTCTCCACCCATTCCCATACCACCAGCAAATCCTTTAACAAACTCTTCAAATTTTGTGACTGCTTTATCATAACTATTCAATGTTTTTGAAAATGTAAGTTTACCCCTTTCATCGCCTTTTTTTTCTACTAATGCTTTTTGCTGTTCTGTTTGTGCTTTTAATCTATCAGGTTGATTTGCTTTATTTTTTTGAGATTCCTTTTCACTTGCACCACTCAAGTCTCTTACCAAATTGACAACATCCAAACCAAAAGATGCTATAGATAAAAGACCTGCTACAGGAAGACCAATTCCAGTTGCTGCTGATGCTGCAGCAAGTGCATCTAAAGTTGCAGAAGTTCCTGCTATTGTTGCTCCTGTAACATCACCCTCTTGTGCTCTAATTGTTGCATCAACAGCACCAACAGCAGCACCAATACCAGGAATAATTGCTTTACCAAATCTACCAAATGCTTTTCCAATTTTAGCTTGTTTTGCTACTTCTTCTGGACCTCCACGAGAAAAAATTCCAGCGGGAGAAATCATACCTCTACGAACTAACCTTGCCCTATCACCTATATTTGCATTTCCCTGAATAAATTTTGCATAAGATTGATTTGATCTGCTTAATGACTTTGTATTTTTTGACCACCAAGGTGCAGAAACACCTCCACCTCCTGCTCCTGCAGATGCTGCAGCACCACCTCCACCTTTCATCATATTCATTCCACCTCTAATTAAAGATGGACCAAAAGTACCAGCACCAAACAATCCAGCAGCAATTAATCCAGAACCAAGTGCTCCACCCCAATCACCTTTGGATCCTTTTTGAAATGCTGTAAATGCTGCCAGTGCTCCTATTGCTTTGAGTGGATCATTAGTAGAACCTGGCGTAAAGAAACTTCCAACATACTTTTTAATGTCTGGAAGTTTTACTTTTACTTTTCTTCTCCTACCAAAGGACCTATCATTTTGCTTTTGAATTGATTCTAATCTTTTTTTATATCTGTTTAAAACTGACAGTTGAGTTTTCTTTTGATAGGTTCCCTTCTCAAAAACTTTGACTAATTTTGTAGAAGATTTTCTTGCCTGCGAAGATGCAATAGAAAGATTACTAATCTTGGTAATCTTTGGGGTAACATTAAAAGTTTTTGGTTTATTTAAAAGAGTTGATGGATCCATTTATCACACCACCTGATAAATGAGTTTTGAATATAATGCCAAGAAATTTTCTGGATGTGTAGTATCTACAGAAATTGCTGAATGATTAGATGGTGATGCTACAGATGAAGGCGTTTGATTACCAGAATCAACAGGAACTAATGTAACATTTGGTGCTTGTCTTTGTGGAGGAATGTATATTTGTTGTCTTTGTGCTCTTGACGCAGCTGTTGGTAATGTAGATGTTTGTAAAGAAGTTGATCCAGCAGCAGAAACTCTACCAACATTCCCAGCAGTATTAAAATAATGATCTCCCAATTTAGTAACATTTACATTTTGAGATGGATCATCAAAAGCATATCCAGCTCTAAATCCTGTTGCAGAAATTAAATTGTTAATTTGATTTGCTTGTAACCCCATTGCTTCTAATCTTCCACGCATATCTGCTTCATTCATAGCAAGTTCTAATGCCTTTTCTGCTCTTGCATTTTCTGCTGCAGTTAAAGCTCTATTAAGTTTTCCTTGAGCATATGGACTATATTGCCCAGAAGCAGAAATAATATCAGAAACACTTCCACTTGCTGCTCCAAATGTGCCTGCACCAGTTTTTCCAGATTGAACTAATCCAGATCTATTTAAAACTGATCTTGCAACTGCTGCCATACCAAGTTCTCCTTGACCACCAGCTTCAGCAATCATTAATCTTTTTAACAATTCTTTTTCATTGCCAGTTGGAATTGTAGATTGAAAACCTCCTGGTGGTGCTGTGATTCCTCCTCCACCGCCACCAGAACCTGCTCCTTGCTGTCCCTGTCCTCCCTTCTTACCCATTAAAAAGTCAAGTGCTGCTTCAAATCTTTTGTTCAAGTTTTCAAATCTCTTCAAGTCATCTTGAGGAATTGGGACTAATCCTTGAGCATCCGTGAGTCCCTTTTGTTGTTGAGTTAATTCTTCTAATCTCTGTTGTTGCGTATCTTCTTTTTGCTGCCCAAACAAATTACTTGCTAATGCAGCACCACCTCCAATTAATGCTGCTCCTGCTGCAAACTTACCCAACTTACCAAGTCTTGGAACTTTTGTTGCTGCTGGTGCTGCTGCTGTTGCAGCTGCTGCACTTCCTCCTCCACCACCAAACAATTTACCTACTAAGGATGTGGCAACTGCCCCTGCTATGCCAGTTGCAATAGCAGGAATATAGGTTAATCCAATTCCAAGTAAAGGTCCTATAATTTTTGAAGGGTCACCAGATAAAATACCTTGCAGTAAATTGAACATAGCAAGTGCTCTGATTGCACCACCAGTTCCACTAAAGAATGATCCTACATATTTTTTAACTGAACCAAGAACATCAGATTTTTTATCCCCAAGTTCTCTTCTACCAAATATTCTTCCTCTGTTTGCTACACGCTTTCTAAAATCTTCTGTTTCTTTCCTATTAGTTTCTTGAGTATTTTTATAATCCTGCTCTATAATCTGTCTAATTCTATCAAGATTATTATTAATAATCTCAAGGTCAAGTGTGACACGACCTAATGAAGATATTCCTCTACCTGAAGATTCAATAGCATCATCTGCAGATGCTGTTGGTCTTGAAAAAATTTGTGAAGGAAGGGCTCTCTTTGGAATAATACCAGAAAGACGAGTAATTCTTGGCGAAAGAAAAGATCCAGAACTACTTCTACGATTTGACCCAGTAATAAATCTGGAAACCCTTGATTGAAAGTAATTAAAATCTTCTGGATTCATCTATTTGCCTTAGCTGCTTTTTCCTCTTCCTCTTGTATATGTTGTTCTAAAAGGGATAAGTAAATTTCCCTTTCCCAAGGAATCATATTTTCAATCTCTGTCAATGAGTATTTATGATACTGCATCAAGGCAAAATTAATTCTGTAGTAAGATACTAAATCTTCATGACTAAGGACTATCCGAAAAAACTTGAGAGACCCTCCAATACAATTTCATTCTCAACACCAGTATTTGGATTAGTAACTTTCATAGTATGAGAAAGTTTTGGCATGGTATTGAAGAACTCTTCAACTTGTTTGAATTGATTAGCATCAAAGGTTTGTAACCATTCAACAAGTTCTTTCTTGGTTATATCTGCTGCTGACCAAGATTCATCATTGGTATAAACCATATCAACACAAGATGCAACAACCTCAAAAGATTTGTTGATGGTTTGCTCACTGGTATTTTGACCAGAGAAATCAAAGTTATTATCAATGAATTCTTGAAGTGATGGATACTTCATCTTAACTGTAATGTTTCCATCAACTCTAACTTCTGATGAATGATTATCTGGAATAATAACTCCAATATCATTAATGTCTAATGTTACATCTACTTGTGTCTCTCCATCATCAGGGCAGGTGACAATCAACTCTACAGATTCACCAACAGATTTTGCTCTGATATTGAGGAACAAGTATTCAATATCAAAACTTGGAAGAGTATCAATCTTAATTCCTCTTGTCAGAATACAGTTTTTTAATACATCTTTGACTGCATTGGTGATTTCTTTTGAATCACCACTCTCCATAGCAAGAATTAAAACTTTCTCTTCCTTAACAAGAAAAGGTCTATACTTAATTGCTTTTTTATTTGATGGTAAAATCAACTCATAGGTTGGAGTTGCAACAACTGGTAATGGCATTGTGAAATATAAAATTCAGGTGTGACTATTTATTAGAGAAGTCCTTGGCGTCTCCTTGTGTTTATTTCTGCTTGTGATAATCCTTGTTGCGATGATGCTGGAGTTCCAAGGGGGTTTGTTATATTCAGTCCTGTATTATCAACACCAAATTGTGGATTAGAGAATATATCTACCCCAGGTCCTTGAACATTTCCTCCTCCACCACCTGGAGGATTAATCTCTTGCCCATTAGATTTTTTAAATGCATATACATCATAATTAAAAGTTACAGTTGTTCTTAATATATTTGCACCTTCATAAGAAACTGGAACTGAAATTAAATTAGTAGGATATGCATTTCTCAACGTGTATGTGCAATAATTACTTGGGACATCATACACTCCTCCCTCAACCAATCTTTGGTCTGGTTGCCTAAAATTTCTTTCAAATTTAGTAATAATGATTTCTTTTTTATATCCAGATTTACCATTATTTTCTGGGTATTTAAATTTTTGATAAGATTGATATGGCACTCCTAAATTTGGAGATATTTGTCCCAACCAACTTTCAAAGTAACGAAGAATATTATAATTACTATCAACATAAAAACTTACATCCACTGGAGGATACACTCTCTTATTAGCAAATGTTTCTGTGATTCCTTGCCTATCACCAAAAACTTGTGTTGTCTCATATGAAGTTCCTGGAAGAACAGATTCATAAGCTAAAAAATTTATTTCATTATTTTCATCCGTGTTTATCCCATCAAAAGAAGAATTAATATAAACATCAAAATAATTAGATAAAGATGGTTTAAATCTACTGATTAAAGTATCAGTGCTATAGTACAGTTTTTTGTAATCTATTACTGCCATCTAAATACTTTGAAGTGCCTATATTATATGTATGAGCTATAAAGGAATATATAAACCTTCAAACCCAAAAAAGTATATTGGTGATCACAACAACATTATTTACAGGTCACTGTGGGAAAGAAAGTTTATGTATTATTGTGATATGAATGAAAATATTATCAAATGGTCCAGTGAAGAGATTTGGATCCCATATTTATCTCCATTAGATGAAAGAGTTCATAGATATTTCCCTGATTTTTACATTAAATATAAAGATTCAAAAGGAATTGTCAAAGAAAGTTTAATTGAAGTCAAACCTAAGAGACAAGTTGAAGGTCCTAAACCACAAAAGCGTGTGACTCAAAAACAAATGTATGAGATAAAAGAGTTTGCTAAGAACCAAGCAAAATGGAAGGCAGCAAAAGAATTTTGTGCTGATAGAAAGTGGGAGTTCCAAATACTAACAGAAGACAATTTATTTGATAAGTAAATGGCGTATAAAACACTCTTTGAAACCATCCAAGAAAAAACTGGTGGCAGACAGAAATCAAGAGAATGGTATAGAACTGAATTAGAAAATGCTGCTCCTAAAAATATCATCACAGATGAAAGATCTGATGAAGTTGGTGATGAATTTGAACGTGATACAAACTTGGTCACATCATTTCCAAGAATATACAATTTAATGTATTATGATTACAAAGCAAAGTGGAGAAATGAACTTCCATTCTATGACAAACATCCTTTGGTATTTGTTTTAGAGATAGATGGTAAATCATTCTTTGGTGTCAATCTACATTACTATTCTCCAGAAGAACGTATGGGAATTGCTATGACTTTGGCAGAAGATAGAATTCCAAGATTCACTAAAGGAGCACATAAATACTTATTATCAGAGGTAAGAAGTCCTTATCTTATTTTAGCACAGCAAGAATGGCAAACTATGTGTCTGCTTCCAGTAGAAGAATTTGTAAGGGACCTAAGTGGGGTAGAAATACCAATCCAATCCAGACGTGTGTGGGGTAGATAAATGGGAGCACCAGTAAGTAATTTAGATCCTAATCCAACAAATAAAGGTCCTGAAGGAAATCCACAAACTCCGACAGCAACAACATTATCACCATCCACCATTCCAGAAGGAACTTTTAATTCAGGACAATTTGTATCAGCTAAGTATCCATTGACCATAGAAAATGGACAAGACAGAGTAGTTATAACACAATTTCAATACAAAAGGTCACAAGTTGTTCAGACAGAAACACAATTAAGAAGTTTGAAACAACTAAATGGAACAGTGACTCTTCCAATGCCAAATGATTTATCTGAAGCAAACTCTGTTGGATGGGGAGAAGATAGTTTATCTAATGCTGCTGCTTTATTGATGCCAGGATTGAGTGGTCTTGCAGTCTCTATTGCAGGAGCTGATTTTGGAAAAGCTGGAGCAAATGTTTCTGAATTAGCAGCAGCAATTCAAAACAAAGGTCTATCAACAAGAATACAGCAATCTCTACAAGTTAATGCTGCTGCATCTATTTTAAAAAAAGCAAATGTTAATGTAAATCCAGAAGCATATATTTCAAGAGTTACAAGTGCAGCGATCAATCCAAACTTAGAACTTTTATTCAATGGTCCAAAATTAAGACAGTTTTCTCTTGCATATAAAATGGTGGCAAGAAGTAAAGAAGAAGCAACAGAAATTAGAAAAATTTTAAGATTTTTCAAAAAAGGAATGGCACCACAAAGAACTCAAAGTCAAGAATTTAGTTTCTTTTTAGGTGCTCCAAATGTGTTTAGAATCGATTTTAAATCTGGAAGTAGCGATAATCCCCTTAAAAGTATTGGTCAATTTAAAACATGTGCCTTAGTTGCATTTAGTGCCAACTATACTCCAGATGGTTTTTATGCTGCATTTGATGACCCAAATGTAGGTTCACAACCAGTAGCAGTCACTATGCAAATGGGATTTACTGAATTGACCCCAGTGTTTAATGATGAATATAGTGACTCTGAAAATACTATGGATGATGTTGGACCAAATTCATTTACTACTGATTATAATTTCTTGAATTTAAAAGGAGATAATTAATGACATATTTCAGAGAAGTATCGGACTTACTTTACCAGTCCCAACAAACAAA